GGCTGGGTCTGTCAAAAAAACGCTGTTAGTGTTTGCGTCTTTTTTTCTTATGGGCGTTGGGTTTGCGGTCTGTTCGCGTTGTAGGTGTACGCCGTATGCTTGGCCGCGTCGACTGTTACAGGGCTTACAACTGGGCACTAAGTTTTCTAAGTCGTGACTACCGCCGCGCCCTGGTTCTATTAGGTGGTCTGCGGCTGTTGCTTCGCGTTGGTTACACCAATGGCATAATGGGTTATCTGCTAGTAATCGTTTGCGGTTTGCTAGGTAGGTTGCGTTGCCGTTATGTGCTGCCACGTTATGACCTTAACGAACTGGCGCGCGCTGTCGCGCTTGCCCTCGGGTTGCGGTGTTGTGGTTCCATGTCGGGCTAGTCCTTTGTTATCGGTTTGTTATGTGTATGTCTGTTGCTGTTATTAAAGCCTAATGCGTTTATGCCCACCCACGGTTAGCCCTAGCCGTTCCCTGTTTCTGTTATCGCCTGATTATGTTTACAGGCCGCCCCAACACTTAACGTTATTGCTTTCGTCTATCAGTTTTAACGCGTGTTGGTCTAACCACGTTCCCGTGGATTAACCCCGCGCCATGCGAACGGCGTACGGTCTATTGTTACTGACCTGTTGTAAGTTCTGTATCTAATCGGTGCGTGACAGTAACACGGCAACCAGCACCATAAAGGCAACTGCTAACCAGGCTGTACGCGTCATGGTTTTATATCCCTAGCGCGTACTAAAGCCTCGATTGCTAATAGCAATTCGTCTTGGGATTGGTGCAACGCTTTAGTTGTTTCATCTAATAAACGTTTTATGGCGTCTAGTTCGTGATGTAGTTCCATGTTTAATTTGCGTAAGTCTTGTAACTGGTCATGGCTGCCGTAGTTGCTGTTATACCTACTCATTGTTTCCATGCCTCGATAACTTTTGAAGCCTGGCCCATGGTCAAGGTTTCTAGTATTACGTCGTCGGCGTCTAACAATAATTGCATGGCTTCCAATGCTGCCAGGTCGTCTAACCCTTTACCTTTAGCAAGCGCTTTAATCATGTATAACTGTTTACTACTGGCGTGTACGCTGCCGTCTTTAGGTGTACGCATAGGCGTTATGGTGGCTTCGTGACCGTCTAAACGGGCTTCAACTTCGTTACGGCTAGCTATTGACTTAGCCGCGCCGCAACCCATATAACCCAGGGCGCGCCCTAATGCCGACGTCATACCTACCATGTATTCGCTTCGTTTCGTGTAAGGCGTGTTACCTGGGAACGGTTCGGCAGCGCTAGCTACTACTGGTATTGGGTCTGCCACGTCGCGCCAAACGTAACGGTGCAACGTATAAACGTCGAGCCGTCGGGCATTGTGATTACTTGGTTATCGGTTTCTTGTATGCGTAAATCGGGCCAACGCTTTAATGCTTCCGCTAAGCGGGTTGGTACGTCTACGTAGTTATCGAGATTAAAGGCCATTGGATACCACTACTTCGCAATCTTGTACGCTAAGAATTTGCATTACTTTAGTTATTTCTTTTGCGCCGTAGTAGGCAGTATTTTTTTGTTCGGCGCAAGCCATAAGCACATTTAGCAACCAATCGCCCGCGTTTAAATCGTCGGGGCTGTAATCGTGCATAGCAACTAGCAACGTAACTTTTTGTAGTTGGGTGTCGGGTGTTTCTACTTTTTCGGTCATGTCGGGTATCTTTCTATTAGTCGGGTTTATTACTTGTTTGTGACGCTACCACAAACCTGTTGTACGGTGGGTTTGTAGTTCGCTAGTTTCGGGTAAATCCGATAGCGGCCATAGTGCAACTTGTGGCACAAAATAGCCAGGTTTGGGCACGTCGGCCCGCCAGTAGCAAGCGCGTTGTATTTCGCTGCTATCTTTCCAACCTCGATAACTGACCTCTGTATAGTCGTTTAAAACTATGCCCAATATGTATATGCCGCTTGGGTTATGTGGCTGTTTGATAAGGCAACCGTCGTAACGTTCAGTTGCTTTAATTTGGTAGCCCAGTACGTCGTCGTTCGTTGGGTCATAGGGTTTTATTACGTAGTCATAGCCAAACCATTTAGCGAAAGCGTATTCGGCTACTAAACCCGTAAACGACGCTTTTGGGGTGTAACTGTGGGTAAACGTGTTGCGGGCTTGTAAGTGTTTTGTTTGTGTTTCTAGCTCTTGATATAAATAGTTTATTTCTGCGCGGTCTTGGCTGTTTAAACGGATTGTTACTCTTTCGTCTATTTGTGCCATGGTGTCGGGGCCTTTATTGGTTTGCGTTTGGTGCAGGCTTTTAAATCTTTATGGCTGTATAACTTTTTCGTGGGGTTTGTTTTGTGCGGTGTTTCTTTTAATGTTTGCCCACATAAGTTGCATTTCATATACCGATAATTATGGCCATGGCTGCGGTAATTACAGCGGCAGCAAATTTGTGTTCGTCGCTTGGTGTTCCGTTTAAATACTTTTCGCGCAATATTGCTAGTTCGTCTAATAATATGCTGTGGTCAATATCTTTTACTGGCGGTACGTGATTAGGTCGACAAATTTCATCTATGAAATTGTTAAACGTTTCGCGGTATTTTTCTGTATACATCTGTCGGGTACTTTCTGTTAGGCCTGGGTCGGGTATCGGGTATTCGGTCATGGGTTAGGCAACGCCCATGGGCCGTACCCTGAATTATGCCATATGGCTATCGCGCTGTTTGTGTTCACTACAGGGTCAAATAAATCGTTACAGGTTTGTAATATGCCTTGGGCTTGTAACCAGCCTGTAGGCCAATATTTGTTAGGTCGGCACCAGTAACCGTTAATTTGGTAATACCCATAGCTGCCGCCGTTACTGTCCTTGGCGTTAAACGCGTTGGCTTTGCACCCGCTTTCACGGTAAATAATGCGGGCAACGGTACCCATTTCGGTTAGTGGCCAACCCGCTTGGCTAGCAAGTTGTAACGCATATTGGCAGTCTGTTAACGGTGCTGCCGTTGTAGTTGTCGACGGTGCCCTAGGTGCCAAACTGACAGTAACGGGGGGCGTTACAGGCAGGGCGCTAGGCGCGTTGTAAGCGTCGTAGGCGAACGCTACGCCCGCCATGCTTATAGTGACAGCCGTAAAGATTTTGGCTAGTAGAAAGTTCATGCAATACCCCTTTTTTCGTCGGTCTTAAAACCGTAGTAGACGCCTAGGCGTTAGGTGGTGATACTGGCCTAAGCCCTTGTAGGTACAGGGTTACAGGTTCGGGCACTTTGTCGCCAGGGTAATAAAACCAATGCCAAGGTTCCTCGGGCATGACCTCTAATGACCAACCAAACGCTGGGCCGTGTTCGCACATAAACGCCCACGTTTCCCCTGCCATGTTTGCGTAGTCAACGGCTAAACCTAAGTTATGTCGGCTGCTACCAGGTGCAGCTAGTGGGGCGTTGCCTGGGCGTAAGTAATATTTGCGGCCTTGCCATGTACGGGTAGACGCGCCTTCGATAGGTTGCAGGGTGTAGCGCTGTAAAAATCCTGCGGTTTGTTGCGCTAATGACCTGTAACAGTCGCCTTGCGAAATGGGTTTAAATTGTTTTATACCTGCAGCAAACGCGGCGGCTCTTATTGCGTTGTATGCGTTAGCGGCGCGCGGGTGCAACTTACCAAACGGCTTTATATCTACCAGCATATTTGCGGGTAGTTCGCCTGGGTTAACGTGCCCCAACGTGGCAGGTAATACCAGTTTTTTAATTGGCGGTATTGTCACGCCCAAAAGCCTTATCGCTAGGGTTAGCCCAACGCATTAGCGGCGGTAATAATGCAGCTATAGCGGCTTTACCTAAGTCTTTAGGTGACGTGTTGCCTGTCATGTAAACGGCTAATACGGCGGCAATTACTGACCGCCCGTAACTCGATAAAAGCGCTTTAAAATTTTTCATGGTTTGTTACGTGCCCGTCTATTTTCTGTTCTATGCGGCCTAATGCTTTATATGTTTCTGCGTGTTCTTTACGGCTTGTTTTGTCGGCTCGGTTAATTATGGCTACTAGAACAGTAAAACCGCCTGCCACTAACGCAACCCATAACCCTTGCATTAGCCCAACAACGCGTGTAATTCTTCAAGGGTAATACCCAATTTGTCTAACACTATTTGGCGCGCATTTTGTCTGTTTTGTTCAATTTTGGCAAGCGCTTTTTGTTCGGCTATTCCAGCTTTAATACCACTTTCAGTAACTGGTTCGTGTTCTACTGTGATGTCGGTCATGTTTATGCTTTCGCGTATCCGTACACAACAACCGTACCTGTAAGCGCTGTGTTGGCTGATGAATAGATTTTTATGCCGTCGTAACTTGTAGTCGAGTCTAAAAATCCAAGTACCGCGCCGCCTGCGTTTGCTGCACCTGACCAAACAGAAGTTGTTTGACCGTTAAGAGCGGTTTTTTGTGTTGCTTGCGGGCCGTACATATCAAACGCAATATTTGCGTTTTGTGTTGCAGAGTTTGGTACATATCCCAAAACAAAGTTTGCCGACTCCGCGTAACCGTAGTTAATTAGCGGTGGCGCGCCCGATGTGTAGTCACCAATAAAGCAACCTGCCGAATATCCGCTAGTAACTGGCGTACCACTTGCTGTAAGTTGCAAACGTAATTTGTTGCTATCAGTAACGCCGCCAATGGTAATAATAACTTTGTAATCGTTGTAAGTTGATGTAAAAATGTTGCTGATGGTGGTCGCTGCGGTAGATGTAATTGTTGTTTTGCTAATAAAAGTAAGGCCGCTAGCCGTTGCGGTAACTGCGTCGGGGAACCAAACCGCCGCCGACGCGCTAGTAAAATACAATTGCCCGCCAGCCCATTGAACTAAAGCCAACGGGCCTGCACTAGTAACCGTTGCCGTACCAGCCGTAATAGTGCAAGCGCCAACGCCTATGTTTTGAATACGCAAACTGTCGCCAGCTGCAAACAATGACGTATTAACCGTAATAGTCGTTGCGGCTGCGTTCGACATTGTAATACGGGTACCTTTATCGGCGGCAACAAGCGTATAACTAGCAACTTTGGCGCTTACTGTTTGGTTGTAATCGTTGGCTTGTAACGCGTTCATTTGCGCGGCGGTTAGTACCTGGGCGGCGGTAAAAGTTTGTATAGCCATAGTCTTAGCCTAGAACATTATCGGCGTCTATTGTGCCATATATTGGGTCGTCTAAAATTAACTGGTAAACAATAGTTGTGTTAGCCGTATAGAACGTAACGCGGTGCCCGTTGCTTACGTTTACTTGTATTTCTATGCCCTCTACTGATAGTTCTTGGGCTACTTCGCCGCCTGTAATAGTGTTGGTAATCGTTATGGTGTCGCCAATGTCAACTAGCGCCAAGGTTTCGCGTTGGGGTGTTGTAAGCATTAGGTAATCGGTTTGCACGGCGTTAAACGTGGCGATAGGTTCGCCCTCTAACAAATAAGTTGCCAGGGTTAAAGCTGCCGCGTCGTTATGTAACAGGCTGTTAGTAATGCTTGTATTTTGAATTAGGTATTTAACTTGGCTTGCCAGGTCGTCGGCTACTTGTGGGCTTGTAGCGCCTAAGTGTTGAATACTGGCCCTGTTAACTATTAGGTCGGCGTTATAAATAATGCCTAAACTGTTATACGGTATGTTTGTTCCGTCGTCGTGAAAGTCTGCGACACTACCCGAAAGGGTGTCGCCTATGCGTGGTTGGCTGGTTATGTCGCCTGTCCTCGACATAAAAATACGGCCCTGTTCGGCTTGCTGTATTTCGTCTATGTACGCTTTTACGTTGGTGCCTTCGGCAACGGTGTAGGCAGCTGCCCCGCCTAATGTTTGGGTGCCTGTTGAAATATTGCGGGTTAACGCTGGGTAGGCAACTTCGGGCAGGTCTAATACCGCCGTTAGGCGGGCGCTTGATAATTCCTCGGCTACG